GGTCAGTTTTTTGGACAGCCTAGAACACCTCTGACTCTTCCTTTTCTGTTTTCACCGCAACAAGAAAGCACAAGTCATGACTAAGGCTGGACAGGGTCGTACAAGGGCGCTCAAGGCCGTTCCAGAGGCGATCAGAGATGAACAGGGAATTGCTCTGGAGTCTAAGCGTCTAATTGGCTCAGATCGCCCTAGAATTCACTCTGCGCTCAACGATTTACCTTCCAGAGGCCAAGAAGTCATTGACTTTGCGGAATCCATAGGCGTAAAACTTATGCCTTGGCAAAAATTTGTCTTTTTAAACGCTTTGAAAATTAAGCCTGACGGGCGTTGGAAACACCCGGTCGTGGTGATCGTTGCAGCCCGGCAAAACGGCAAATCAACAATTATGGAAATGTCGATCCTTGCTCGAATGTTTTTGTGGAAAGAACCTTTGCAGCTGGGCAGCGCACACGTACTCACAACCTCACTTGAGACATTTCGGCACATTGTTAATCTGATCGAGAGCAATAAGAAGCTTGCATTGCAGGTCAAGAAAATCCGCTGGGCGCATGGCTCAGAGGAAATTGAGTTGAAGTCTGGTGCGCGTTATGTAGTCAAGGCTGCCAACGCAGCTGCTCGCGGTTTCGCAAAGCCTGAGACGGTGTACATGGACGAAACTCGCCAACTCAAAGACACTGAGGCTTGGTCTGCTATGCGGTACACAATGATGGCTGCAAAAAATCCTCAGCTCTGGACATTTTCAAATGCTGGCGATCAACACAGCTTGATCCTTAACCAACTGCGCGATCGAGGCCAAGCAAGTGCCGCTGGATCTGACGACGACATTGCCTACTTTGAATGGTCTGCATATTCGGACAAGATAACTGACGAAAAGAACTGGGTCGCAAGCAATCCTGCCCTTGGACACACAATTCATGCCGACAATATCCGCGCGGTGTTAAATGATCCGCCTGACGTCGTGCAGACCGAAGTGCTTTGTCGCTGGGTCAACACAATCAGCGGGGCAATACCGGCGAAAGAGTGGAACGAGTGTGGCGGCGCTGAGGTACATCTGGACGTCGAAAAGGTGACTTGGTTTGGCCTTGATCTTTCGCCGGATCGACGAGACGGGGCTTTGGTTGCAGCGCAGAAAAATCCTGACGACACTTTTATTCTCAAGCTGCTGCACACTTGGCACAATCCAATTTCGCTCGACGATAAGGCGATCGCAAATGACATTGCGCCTTATGCAAGAAAATATCCTGTTGAATATGTAGCTTTTAGCAAAAGGACAAGCTCTGCCGTAGCTGCTCGCCTTGCACCTGCTGGAATTCCAGTGATCGACATTGACGGCGCTTTATACGGCCAAAGCTGTGATGAATTGCTGGGAGCGATTACCTCAAAGCGGCTCATGCATGGAAAACAGGCAGAATTATCCAAGCAGATACTATCGGCCGTCAGATTACCAATGGGCGACGGCGGCTGGATTATCGGACGGCGCGCCTCAAGCGTTGCGGTCTGCGCAGCTGTTGCCTCAGCTCTGGCGACACATTTTGCGACACGCCCTGAAATGGAGATCGACATTTTCTCAGCCTAGGTGTATATGCGACCTTTACACTTAGCCGCATGGGTCTATTTTCGCGCACAGTTACAACACAAGCGCCTGACGCGACGGCGGACATTGAGGCGTCACTAGCGCCAGTAAATGTCACCAGCTCGCTTTACAATATCTACGGCGTTGCCGGTATCACAGCTTCTCGCGTTGAATTTATGTCAGTGCCAACGTGCGCTCGCGCTCGCAACATTATTTCGTCAAGTGTCGCAAGTATTCCGCTTAAGGTGCGCACAAAGCAAGACGGCGCAAGAGTTGAGACACCGCCAAAATGTATTAACCAACCAGATCCACGTGTGCCGGGCTTTGCGACTTACGCATGGTTAGCCGAGGATTTGCTCCTTTACGGTTACGGCTATATGCGCATTTTAGAAATTTATGCCGATACGTACAGAATTCGCAGCGCAGAACGTATTGACCCAACACGCGTGACAATAAAAACAAATGCTAACGGCACAGAGATCGAGTATTACTGCGTTGACTCAATTCCTGCACCATACGAAGGCGTTGGCAGCCTTGCAGTTTTCTACGGCGTAGATGAGGGAATTCTTAATCGTGCCGGTCGAACAATCAAAGCTGGAGCAGAATTAGAACGCGCTGCAACAATGTACGCGCGCGAACCAGTGCCAACAATGGTTTTAAAATCTAACGGAACAGCGTTGCCAGCAGATCGCATTGCTAAGTTGCTTGAGTCTTGGGGTCAAGCTCGTCGCAATCGCTCAACTGCATTTTTAAATGCTGACGTTGAATTGCAGACACTTGGCTTCGATCCTGAGAAGTTACAACTTAACCAAGCCAGATCCTACGTTTCAACAGAGCTTGCCAGAGTCACAGGAATTCCTGCCTATTACGTGGACGCTGAGTCAGGATCAAGCATGACTTACAGCAACGCAACTTTGGCACGTCAATCGCTCCTGGACTTCTCTTTGCGTCCGATTATGTGTGCGATCGAGGAACGCTTGTCAATGACAGGCATGCCAAATGACTTTGTACCAGCAAGCCAAGAAGTTAAATTTGATTTGGACGACTACTTGCGCGGATCTGCAAAAGAACGTGCAGAAGTGTACAAAATTCTTTACGACATTGGCGCTTTGACTTCAGATGAAATCCGACTAGAGGAAGAAATGATCAGATGACATACAGCATACAAAAACCAATCAAAATGGACTTTTCAATTAAAGTCGAAGCTGCGGATTTTCCAAAGCGTGAATTGTCTGGTCGCATTGTGACGTGGAATGAGGAAGGCGTCACCAGCTCTGGATCGACTATGTTTCAGAAAGGCTCGATTACTTTGGGCGAGACAACCAAGCTTTTGCTCGAACACCGCCGCGAGTCTCCAATCGGTTTTCTTAAAAACTACACCGAGGACGACGAGGGAATTTATGCAACCTTTTCTATCGGCAACACCACCGCCGGATCTGACGCGCTAGTTGAAGCGTCAACTGGTCTGCGTGACGGTTTTAGCGTCGGAGTTATTGCCCAAAAATATAAAAACGTTGACGGCGTTTTAGTAGTTAGCGCAAGCGCGCTCAAAGAAGTTTCATTGGTTACAGATCCAGCCATAGCTTCGGCAAAGGTTGAAATCGCAGCTAGTGAGAACAACAATTCTGAGTCCGAAGTGGAAGCAGATGAACAACCTACAGAAGGAGACAAGCAAGTGGAAACACCTACAACCGTTCCAGAAGTGTCAACCGAAACGGTTGAGGCTTCCAAGGTAGAAAAGGTCGAGGCTTCTCGTCCGCTCTACTTTTCATCACCACGTTCACCAATCACAACAGGTGGCGCATATCTTGAACACACAATTAAAGCTGGACTCGGCAACGAGGACTCTCGCCAGTACATCAAGGCAGCAGACGACAGCTTCACAACAAATCCAGCGTTCTCGCCGGTATCTTACGTTCGCGACGTTGCACAAAACACAAATGCTGATCGTCCAGTAATCGAAGCTTGCGGCGGTACTCGTCCGCTTAGCACCTACGGAATGACGGTAAGTATTCCGAAAATAACCGCAAATTCTACGGCCGCCACTGTGGCCGAAGGCGGAGATCCAACAGCTACAACCGCGATTACCTCAAGTTATGTGAACGCCACAGTTATCAAGAAAATGGGATTTCAGCGCTACAGCGTTGAGCTTCTCGACAGATCAGATCCTTCATTCTACGAAATCATGCTTGCAAACTTGCGCGACGCATACGCTCAAGCAACTGACGCTTATGTAATTGCACAAATTACAGCTGGCGGTACACAGGCAACAGCAACAGCAGCAGACTCAGCTGGCTTGATCTCATTCGTATCAACAGAGTCACCAGCTGCATACACAGCGACAAAGCGCACAGCTAAGTCATTCGTTTCAGGTACTTCCATTTGGACAACATTGCTCGGCGCAACAGATACAACAGGCCGTCCAATTTACAACGCTGGAAATCCTATGAACAACGCTGGATCTGCAATTCCTACAAGCATTCGCGGCAACGTACTAGGACTCGACTACTACGTCGATCCAAATATGGTTGCAACTTCAATTGACGAGTCAGCGTTCATTATTGAACCACGCTCAATCGAGATTTTTGAGTCACCTGCACTTACATTGGCAACAAATGTGCCAACAACAGGCGAAATTGAAATCTCACTTTACGGTTACATTGCAGCTCAGGCCGTCTTTGCCGGTGGCCTACGCCGTTTCAACCTAACCTAATCCACTAATCATGGCCTAGGTGCGCTCCCGTATCTAGGCCAGCAGGACACGAAAGGACACAGAGATGCCAGCAATTATTACCGTCGCTAGTCTGCGGCAG